TCATGGTGGGGATCATGGTTGAGTAAGAATCCTGATAAGAAAATCATCGCACCAAAGAAATGGTTTGGTACAGGATATACTAAAAACCATGACACATCTGATCTGTATTGTGATAACTGGGAGGTATTATGATCACACCTAAAGTTGTAAAAAGATTTGATCTAACTAAGACCACGTTTATCATACCTTTACGAATTGAAACTGATGATCGTATGAGAAATATTATAACGACATTGATATATCTCACTCGTAATTTTGACACTAAGGTTATTGTCAAAGAGGTTGATAAAGAATCTGTATATTTGAGAGATGTGAAACCATTACTTGAACAAGCATTAGAACCTGACATGCTTGCATGTATACATCATGTCTTTGAAAAAAGTGATGATTTTACTTTTCATAGAACAAAAATATTAAATGATATGTTATGGATGGTGGATACACCAGTGGTTGCTAATTATGACAGTGATATATTATTACCACTAGAAACTTATATCAATGCAACAAACATGATTTCAAAAGGTTGGGTGCACCCCGATGCAGAGGGTGCTCAACCAGTCAAGGTAATATATCCATATGGAATAGGTGATTATCAGTTCCAATGCCATGTAGGTGATAATGAGGTTACTAATTTTATAAACTCTGGATTCAATTTTGAATATTTCAATGGTCACATGAGACAGTGGGATGCTAAGTATGGTTTCTGTCAGTTCTTTGACACTGAAGAGTATAAAAAGTTGGGTGGAGAGAATGAAAACTTTATAGCGTATGGTTATGAGGACGATGAAAGACATTTTAGATTTAATCTTTTATCTAGTGTTGGTAGAATACATGAGTATGTTTATCATCTTGAACATGGTAGAACTAAGAACTCATGGTTCAATAATCCACATTGCGAAGACAATAAAAAATTATGGGAAAAATTAAAAGTAAAAGGTAAAGAATCTCTCACAAAATATTATCAGGAGATAGATTATATCAAAGAAAGAAATGGATAGAAATAAAGCAGTACATAAGTTAGCAAATTTTCCTCATGTCTTGTGGATAAATCTTGATAGATTTCCTGAGAGAAAAAAATATATGGAGGAGCAGTTTGACTACTGGGATATAAAAAATCACCATAGAATATCTGGTATAGATGGTGCTGAGTATGAATCATATCTGAAAGGAACTGTACCACCAAGTATGAATGATGGTGAGATAGCATGTGTCATGACACATTTGAGTGCTCTCAAATATTTTGTAGAAGAGACTGATCACAATGAGGTAGTCATCATGGAAGATGATGTAGATTTGTCAATAGCAGGTCATTGGAATTTTACATGGAAAGATGTGAGACGTAGAGTCCCTGTTGCCTTTGATTGCTTACAATTGACAATCATAAATCCTAATGGTATAACTTTAAAACTACACCATAGATTTATAAATGACTTTTCTGCTGCTTGCTACCTTATTACTCGTCATCATGCAACTAAACTCCTCAAACTCCACAGCAGAGGATCACAATGGAAGATCGACCAAAACATCAGACCAAGAGCAGTCTCGGAAGACTTGATACTTGATAGTGGTAAGTCATATGCTACACCACTATTCAATTACAGATTAGATATGGGTTCTGCTATACATGAAGAACACATTGAAGTGTTTCATAAGAGTAGTAATCATGCACTCGTAGAATTTTGGAGAGAGCAAGGTGCTGATGTAAAGATAGAAGAGGTGATGCAATTAGATGAATACTGTGGTAGAATACCACCAATGGTCTACATAAACCAAGGAAAGGAGGAAGCAAAACATGGTGCCTAAAGTGGTGTTGTCAGATGAGTTCAAACAACCTGAGTTCTCAGGTATGATTGATCATGGTGCTATAGGTGTGTTTGATAACTTTGTGAAGTGGAAGTTCTGTGATTCTGTCATAGATTCTTTTGAGTTTTGGCATTCTAAAAAGCATATAATGAAAGATAATGTTGAAGTCAAGGTAACATCTTTCAATGATAAAGAGTTGACACTTGATCCCCTAAGTGAAGGTCAAAAACAATTTAATGATAATACATTATCAAGAAAAGATGAACAATTATATCTTGAGATCGCTGACCCTGCTCTTTCTATGGAAATCAATCGAGCAGTGGGTGGAGCATTTGAGATATATGCAAAAAAATATAAAGGTATTTTAGATTCATGTGACCCTGTATCATCATGGACTTGTAAGATACAAAAGACAAATTCTGGTGGTGGATATCATATATGGCACTCAGAGAATGGTAGTTTTCTTTATAGAGATAGAGTTGTTACATGGATGATATACCTCAACGATATACCATATGAGAATGGTGGAGCAACAGATTTCTTTCATCAAGAAGTTTCTTTCCAACCAAAGAAAGGTACGATAGTATTATGGCCAGCAGCATATACACATGTCCATAGAGGTTCTTTCCTTACAGGTAATGTATCTAAGTACATAGCAACAGGTTGGTTCTCTCGTGAACCAGGTGAAGTTACTAATAGAAAACTTGGAGAATTGTCAGGTCAACTAGCACCAAAAGATATGTTGAATGGATGATATTTTATACATCAATAACAAATGGTTATGATAAATTAGAATCACCATATATTCACCCAGAGGTTGAATACATTTGTTTTTATGATGGTGAAAAACCAGATGCAGATGGATGGAAATACATTGAATTAGAATCAGATATCACTTGTTCTGTAAGAAGATCATATTTACCTAAACATTGTCCACACCTTTTCTTCAAAGAAAATTCTGAAACAGTCTGGATAGATGGGTGTTATCCTGTAGACCAAAGAATTGTAGAATATTCACTTGAATTGTTCAAGACAAAAGATTTTATTCTTCAAACACACCCAGAAAATAGATCACTTATACATGAGTTCTCTAAGTTATATTCTCATGGGTTCTCTACTAAAGAAGAATGTATTGAGATGGCAGAGAGAATAAAGGATCAAGGATATAAGTTATCGGATTACAAACAAACAATAAACTGTGTGATTTGGAGGAGATTGACTTCAAATGTCATAGATTGGTGCACCACTTGGAGAGATTGGTATATGACTGGAGTGAATAGAGATCAAGTATCAAGTTCTATTGCAGAATTTCTCACCATAATTGCAGAAAGAGTTGACCATATAGTCAATATTGGTGACAAGAGAAGGAGGAGAGTTACATACGATGAAGCGTACAATATACACACATTTCCAAGCGTAAAAGAAAGAATAGAATTTGTTCATGATTTATGTAATGTGTTTGATAGTTCCGAGAACTCACTTATAGTAAGACAAACTTATGCAAATCTTAAGTACTTACCATTTGATATGAATGATAGTATTGATAAGAAAGATATTGTCATCTATACTTGTATCACTAACGGATACGATGAATTTCCTGATAATAATTACTATGATCCAGACATAAGATATGTTTGTTTTCATGATGGCACTGTTGACACCACTGTTGAACCATGGGAGTACATAAAATTAGATTTAGATATTGATTGTCCACGTAGGTTATCTTTTTATCCTAAGGCAAATCCACATTTGTTTTTTCCTGAGGGTACACATACGATATGGATAGACGGGTGTTATTTGCATACAAAACAATTTGTTGAGAGAAGTGTAAGATGTTTTCCGTTTACGATGCTAAGACATGCGTCAAAGTTCTCATACTTTGATGAGATGTTGGAGGGATTTACTTGTGCTTTCTTTACATATGATGATGCTATAGAATTGACAAAGAAGTTGAAAGAAGTTGGATATAATTTTAGAACTTATGGTAGTCCTCTTGGTACTATCTTATGGAGAACTATGAGTCCTGAGATGAATAAATTTAATGAGTTGTGGTATGAATGGTCACTTGTTGGATGTAATAGAGATCAAATATCTTATGATGCTGCACTAAGGTTTAGTGGACTTATACCATCTGTCTATGAGTATAGGAATGATTCTGGTGTGCCATTAGGTTACTTCAATAAGATAGGTAGGAAGGGAATGCACCCTCAGAATGGTGACATGGAACAATATAAAA